GAATGCCTACACCAAAGACTTGATTGTATTGATTCTCAAGTTCAACAACTGGGGTATTAATAGAGAGAATATCTTCAAGTGCAATAGAGATACCAGTTTCAAATTCTTGTGCATATTCAACAAAAGGTGAAAATGCAATACCACCTGGATCATTTTGTGATCGTGGCGGCACACTTACAACTTGCACTGGTTTTTTGATTTTAATTGGATTAGTGGTGAAACTCTCCACTTCACCCATCAAAGTATGATTTGTTTTGAGTGTAAGTAACTTAATCATACTTGTGTGTCCGCATCAAGAATAGCCAGAGTAACCCATCGTTTTGGGAAAAGCATTTCACGACCTTCAAAATCTTTCATGTCATAAGTTGGATCTTGCACCCAACCGATTAATTCTACTTTGTCATCAAAATCACGGTAGAACAGGTCATAACGTTCGGCTTGAATACATTTGTTTTCAATGGCCAGTTTTTTTGCGAGTTCACGAATATTCATTCTTTTCTTTCTTCAAAGTCATAAAAAAAGTCATTGTTATTTCTTGCAGAGTGTTTATTGTATTTCTCCACTGAATATAACTTTGTTGCTATTTTAAAATCTGGTATTTTGAATTGAGGTACAGTCAAAGATGCATCATAGAAAAGGGTCTTGTTATTTGGTTGTGCCGCAAACTGACCATTATCTAATTTGATAAAGTTGTAACTCTTATGTTCTTCAACTGTTTCGGAAAATCCTGTGTTCAAATAACCAGGGTCGTTTTGGCAAAAATCTACGGTGAACATATACTCACCAAAGTGCCAGTCTCTACTCTTGTCCAGAAATTTACACTTCAACATACGAAGATTATCTTTCTCAACAACAGTAAAATTATAACTCAAAGCGTCCCAAATTTGCAAGTAATCCAAAGGCAAAGTTGCATCTTTTAAGTTATCTTGCCGTGATACGAATGCATGTAAAGGAAGTTTATCATACAAAGCACCATAGTTAGGCAGAAGTGCTTCGATTCTAAATGCCTGACCTTTGATACATTTGAGTGTCATCCAAATGCAAGGTTCATATTCTCCAAAACCTTTTTCGAAGTCATAGAGAAACTCCTTCTTAACGAAGCATTGGACTGGTGGTAGATTGTGTACAAGAAAGGCCATAATAATTAATAAAAAAGAACCGAGGCGTACAATTCGCAGAGGCCTCGGCCAAATTAAAGTAACCCCCCGTGGTGCGCTTGGACTTCTAGACAGGCATTGTAATCCTGCATACGCCAGAAGGCGTGAGGGGTGTTGTTACACTTATTTAGGTTACGAGTTCAAAACTTTCGCAACCGAAGTAATAACTGCCGCAATTCTACCAACATCTCGCAGCTGTTCAACAGTCATGCCTTCTTTCTTCAATGTATCATAATGTGCTTTAACACAGAAATGACACTTACCTACAATTGATGCCGCAAGAGAATAGGTTTCAAAATTAACTTTAGAAGTTCCACCATGAGAAGCAATCGCATTCATTCTTAGTTGTGCTGGAAGTCCAGCCAAATTAGGATCATCAACCATTTCAATATATGGATACCAAACATTGTTCATGCCCATAAGAGAAGAAGCAGTCAATGCTGCGTCACGTTCTTTGGCATCTTCCAAACCTGACTGTATAAAGGCAACGAGTTTTCCATTGCCTGTTGCCATAGCTGCTGCCAAGGCACAGCTTTGAGCAACAACACCATCGAGAGTGCTGCGATTAATAACAGAATCCAAGTTAAGCTTAGTGTCTTTTGCATATTCTGGTAACGCCTCTTTAATTTGATCTACCCAACTCATAGTGTCTCACCACCAATTGTACGATTACAGGCACAAAGTTCACCAGTTTGCAAAGCATCAAGAACACGCAGAGTTTCTTCTGGATTACGGCCAACGTTCAGATTGTTGACAGTAATGTGTTGAATAACATTATCTGGATCAACAATAAATGTTGCACGAAGCGCTGCGCCAGCTGGTTCATAAAATACGCCGAGTTGGTCGATAAGTGATTTTTCGTAATCACGGCTCGTATCGGCAAACTGAATATGTTTGATCTTCTTGAGGTCTTCGTGAGAAGCTTGCCAACCAAGTTTACAGAATTCGTTGTCGGTAGAACCAGTCAACAGAACCGCATCACGATCAGCAAAGTCTTGGAACAATTTGTCATAGGCCACAATTTCAGTTGGGCAGACAAATGTAAAATCTTTTGGATAGTAAACAATTACTTTCCACTTACCAGAAAAAGATTCTTCTGTAATATCAAAAAACTTATCTGAACCAGGATTAATGCCAGTTACGACAAACGGTTCAATCTTATCACCTACGGTCTTCATTCAAATCTCCTAAAAATTAATTGACAAATAATTGTCTATACAATTACTTAGACATAGTATAAACGATTATGTATGGTTTGTCTAATTTTATTTTGTTATTTACCTCATTGCTTTTTTAAATGAGCAATGATGCGATCTATCTCTTCACGAATACCTATATTGATTTCGGGAATCCAACATTTAATCTTGATGAGTAATTTTACCAAATCATTCGGATTCAATTTGATTTACCTCAATGCCGCATCGTTCTAAAAATTTAAGACCGTCTTCGGAACGATACTTGTGTCCAAAATAAACTCTTTTGATTCCAGACTGGTGAATTAACTTTGAACATTCCAAACAAGGAGCGCAGGTTACGAAAAGATCAGCACCGTCAGTAGAATTAGTAGACCTAGCCACTTTAGCAATGGCATTAGATTCTGCATGAAGAACCTCAGGCTTTGTTTTAAGTGCATTGTCACCATCTTGATAATATTCCAAATACTCACAGTCATTCTCCCAACCAGATGGCATTCCATTATACCCAATACCAATAATGGTGTTATCTTTTACAATAACACAACCAACCTGGAGACGTTTTGCAGATGAAAGGCGAGCATATACACCCGCAGCTTCCATATGCGCTGTAATGAATTTATTCTTCATTTACTTGTGGTTGATTGGGTTTCTTTTTTTCACGCAGAACGATGTTTTGGTGCAGTTGCGCCATAATCATCAGTTTTTTGTATAACGTACGGTCTTCACCGTGCATGGTAGCCAGAATCCGTTTAGTCGGTTTGGCCAATTTGAAGTTTTGATTTGCTTTCATCTATATATATCCAAAGTCAAGTTTAGAAACAAAAAATGGAGGCGAAAAACTCGCCTCCATCACGCTAGGCCGCTTTTTTGTCCTCAGTTAGGAGCTCAGGTTTAAACATTTTGAGATCCTTACCAATTTCAATCTTCTTCGGCTTTTTATGCTCGGGAATTACATTCACCAAGCCAACACGCAGAATACCATCTTTAAACTCGGCGCCTTGCACCTCGATAGTATCAGCAATGGTCAGCTGCTTAGTGAACGCTCTAGTACCAATTCCACGATGCAAATAGGTTACTTCAACATCTTTTTCCTTCTTCTCACCCTTAATTGTCAAGGTACTGTCTTCAACGGTGATATCAATTTCATCTTTGGCGAAGCCAGCTACAGCCAGCTCGACAACATAGCGAGACTCATCTAGTTTAATGATATTGTGTGGAGGGAAAGTAGATGTGGTTTTTTGGACATCCATGCTCAATAGCTTCTCAACATCATCAATAAACTTCTCAAATCCAAGAGTAGAATGAGACAGTGGTCCAAAAGTAACACGTGATAGTGTCATAGTTTTCTCCTTTTAAGCGAGTTATCAAAAATGTGACCCATTAGGCGTCACAATCTTATTTAGTCAAAACCTCGAAAGCCGAGCGATTGGCCAAATAAGTCCTGTGCGGTTGCGTTGGATGATAAACTCTAATAAAGGCGTTGTCACCCATCGTCACCACATCATCATATGCATCGGTGCAAACCTCATCACCGGTGTATCTATTTTTCAGATGAACCTTTTTCTTTTTCACGTTTTCCATAATGATACACCTTAGTAGTCTTGTGTCTTTTTACCTATATTGTACTTAGGAATCAGTTCCCAATCGTCTTTCTCTTTGTATGATATAATTTTAATCTGATGAATAGGGGCAATATTGTCTCTCATAATTTCTGGATTCAATACTTTTACTAGACCCCAATCTTCTAACAGTTTAGCGATAGCATTTCTTCTTTGTATATCATTCTCAGAGATGTTTGATGGTTTACCATCTAATGCAAATAATTCCTTAAAATGCACAATATAATAACGGCCTTGCTTGTGTAGAATATGGCAAGACTGGTATAAAACTCTCTCTTTTCTAGATGAAACTCCGATACGAGTAAGTGTTTCCCGTACCTTTAAAAAATCGTCTTGTTCGCCGAGCGTGACCTCAACAAATTTAGTAATGTCAACCATGTCACTTTCCTAATCCACCGATATCGGTTTTTTCTTTTAGTTTTTGGATTTGTTCATTACTAAGTAGGCGTTTAGCTTCAAGTGCTTTAGTATCGGATAGGCCATATGCTAACTTGATACATTCTATGTCTTCACGCTTTTCAGTCTTAACCCACTTAGCAAACGGTCTCTTTTTTGACCTCACGGTATTTAGTAAAAAGTCATTTTGCAACTTTTTATCTAGAAAATGGCGTCGGTTCATCTCATTTGCATACATTATACAGTCAGCATGATAAGACAGTGAACGATTGGTTAGGAATGGAGAATACTCTTTTTCGGTCTGTTCATCAGTAATTAACTGTTTCTTACCTTGAAGAATCTGGTTTACAAAATCAAAGGGACTCATATCACCATCCTTATCAGACCAATCGTATCAATCGTGGTCAACAGGCAGTAATTGGCCAACATACCAAAAGACTTGCGAGTATAAGCAGCCCAACCATACATAGCGCAACCAAGAATCCAAATAGGATATAAGACCAAAAGTGGAGGGTTGGGAACAGTAGCTGCCATTGTGATCGAGCAACCAATACTGATAGCCCAAGCACACAACTCAACAATAAACCGAAAATTATGAGAGCGATAATCATTTTTAATCCATGTCCAAATGTCTACTATAATGTCGTTCATTTGAAATCACAATTCACCATAAGTTCCGTCAAACAAGCGACTGTATTGATTTCTTGATCGGCGACAAACGCAGACTTGTATTGATAGTCAGCCAGAATCAAAACTGCTTGTGGAATGGATTGAGGTTTCAAAGTATCATAAAGTGCATCGTATACTTTACGATAGAGTGTTGAAGAATCGACATCACTTGTTGCAACCCATTTGCGAATCGCACCAAAATCTTTCTCTTTGATATGTTTAATGATCTCTGAAAGAGATACATCACCAATCTGAGATAGAATACCAGTATCAATTGCACCGAACTGGGAATATCTTTGTAGTTCGTTTAGTACACGGCGAAAGTCAGGAAAGTGTTTCTTGATTAATTCGGCGATTACGTTCTTATCAAACTCGACCGATTCACTTTGCAAAACTGTCTGAATACGTTTAAAAAACTGTGCGGCCATCTTGTCTTTCTCGCCGTTTTTAAGGGAGAAATCAATAACTGCACAACGAGAATGTAGTGGATCGATGATACGATTTTTGAAATTACAAGTAAAAATGAACGAACAATTACTTGCGAATTCTTCAATCGCATTACGCAAAGCAGGCTGAGTAGAATTTGGATTTAGATAATCTGCCTCATCAATAATGATGACCTTGCGGCCACCGGAAAGTGACATAGATGAAGCATAGTTCTTAATCTTGGTACGAAACGTGTCGATACCAGATTCGTCAGAACCGTTGATGACCATAAAATCACAACCAATCTCATTACACATGGCTTTTGCAACTGTGGTTTTACCAACACCTGCACCGCCACTCAGAAGAAGATTGGGAATGTTTTTTTGGTTTACATACTCTTGAAACGGCTTCTTCAGACGGTCAGGAAGAATGCAATCTTCCACCGTCTGAGGCCGGTACTTCTCTGTCCATAACAAATGTTCCATAGGAACTCCTCACAAAATTCATAATATTATTTAGATTCAAACTTACTACCAGACTCGGTTGAGATCCAGTATTTCACGGGCAACTTTTTGTGAGTAAATTGTGCAATGCCTTTTGAAGAAATCTCAACAGAGTAATCTCCACCCAACAACTTGTCAAGGTTTTCGGTCTTAAAGATCATGCGATACTTGGAACCAGAACCATCACAAATCTCAAGTGAATCGGTATTTGCAGCATCATTTTGTAGATCAAGACAAACAACATTGATCTTCTTGCCGTTAGATTCAACAGCAATGTGCGGCGTAGAAAGAACAGATGCGTTCTTCATAACCCAATCAAAGTCTTGAGCTGAAAGATCAAACTTAATTTCTGGTGTTGGCAGTTCCATTTTCTTTTCTGGTGGAGTAACGATCATAGTTGCTTCACAGAAACGATAGGTCTTCTTACTACGACCTTGATTACCAACAATCAAAACTTGTTTATCTTCAAACTCAAACGAGGGTTCGTCTTTGTACAACGAAACAACGGAGAGGAAATTGTTGAGATCATAAACACCGAACTCAACAGGAATTTCTTCTGTAATTGTGGCTTCTGCCAGAATATTTTTGTGAGGCGAAACAGTTTTAAGTGTCTTACCTTTTTTGAAAAGGATACTTTGGTTGATACTGCCAAAGTTTTTCAAAACACCAAGTGTTTCATTAGATAACTTCATAACAACTCCCATAATTAAGATTTATCAACAGAGTACATAATATCATGTTCGTACAGAAACATGAGGCAACAAAGAGCATGTGCTAAGTGGTGTCTGCCTGATTCTGGATCCATGATCTCACCCTCTTTGTATGCCCACATATGACGCATCGCTGCATCAAAGTAACGGCGTTTAGAATCTGGAACCCATTTCCAATTGTCAGGTTCATACTTCTCAGCGCCGAATGTCAGCACATCAACAGTAGCTTTAAGTGCCAATGGAGGCAGAAGTCCATACTGCAACTTGCCTCCATCGAACTTACGGCCACCAGTGGTGGCATTTTGAGATTTTTTTACGTCATCTTTCGATGCCATTACAGTTTCCCTGTATGTGCTGCAACAGCTGGCATATCACCAGTAAACGGATAAGTGCCGATGTGTTGTGTCTTCATCCAAGGACATAACCAAATTTGTCCACCAATTTTACGCCACATTTGACAGAACATATAATCTTCACTTAGATAACGATCAGAACCGCCACCAGTGATAGATTCTTTCGTGTCAATCACGGTATCAAAGTACGCATGAATGTAACGTGAACCATCAAAGTGTGCTTGACCAACATGGTCTGGCTTGTAACGAATAGTTGGGAATGCCTGTTCGATCTTCTCAAAAACATTTCGTTTAATCATCATATAACCAGTACCAATTTCCATCACTTCTAATGGCTCTGTTACTTGGAAAGTTTTTGTTCCGTGTACAACGTTGAAGACATATTCGCCAACAAGTTTCTCAAGCTGTTTTGGTTCCATATCTGGATGCCTGCGAGCGGCACCTGCTACGTTACCCCAGTTGA